TTTCAATACACCGCGCTATAATTTCATCTTTGTTACTATAAGGCGGGTTAGTGATTAAGTAATCAAATTCATAATCTTTAGTTAAAAAATCATTGATGCCGTATATAGCTAATGGATCATAATCGCGTGTAACAATTTTTGTAAAATTGCTTTTATCTGTATCGAACGGCAATAAAATTTTATCGCCAGCCTTTGGCGGGAATACATTAAGCATTGTTTTAACGGTTTCTATAGGCGTATACCATTCATCGCTTTTAGTGCCTTTTATTAATGCTTGTTTCATCGTTTCCGCCTTTCAAGATTTACCCCGGCAGCTAACAAGCGATTTCTAACCAGCGTATACGATGCGCCGCACGCTTCCGCGATTTCCCGAATTGCTAACTCTTCATTACGTAGTGCAATCAATGTATTTACATCAACATCGGGGCGCATCGGCTTTCTTTTGATAGCTTTTCTTAAACCTAATGCGGCAAGCGCTGCATCTGCGGTTTTTCGGCTATATATGCAAGCACCTAATGCAAGCCAGTTTTCTATGTATGCCATTTTTACCTTCCTAACATTTACCCATACGCCGCTTGATGCGGTTATTGCTATCTTTTACATACCCAAACACATCACCCCGTATATCACGGGTTTCTATTTCTTTTTTTCTGTTGCTACTGTATTTGATGTAGGCCGCGCATGTACTATGGCAGCCTAACACCCGATACTCGCACCCCTTACATGGTGATTTCATTTCTTTATTCCTTGTTTTCAAAAGGGTTAATAGTTTCAAAAATAACAAACGATGTATTTTTATATCCGTTTTGTTCTTCCCATTCACGAAACGCCTTCGTTAATTTTTCTTGTAAAACGTCAATTTGTTTCAGTTCTACATGTAACAAATAATTTTCCGAATATTCTGCTATTTCATCATCAAGATCATAATCAATAATGTCATTGATAACACGCTCCGCATCAACAGTAGGAGCATAATAATAAGGGTTTCCGACTCTAATCATTGGGACTTCTTCCGCCGGATATGTTTCGGCAAAATCTTTCACTGCATCTTCAATGCTTTTCTGTGGATACCCTACATGCTCACAAACACCAGCACCATTCCTTATCATTCTTAACTAACATTTTTGCCACCTCTTAGAACGGAATATTTTCATCATTTCCTTTATCATCTGCAAAACTATCGAAATTACTGCCAGCTTCCGCATCATTTAAGGCGGATAACCCAACAAAACCGGCGATTACTTCCGTAACATATTTCTTTTGCCCGTCTTGCGCTTCGTAACTTCTTGTTTGAATTCTGCCTTCTACAAATAAGCGGTTTCCCTTTCGGTAGTTGCCTACCGCTTCGCCCAGCTTGCCCCATGCAACGCAATTAACGAACGCCGTTTGTTCTTTCGTTTCGTTTGTAGCGCTATCAATATATGTATTGCTGGCCGCTACTGTGAACGTTGCAACCGCTCGGCCTGTTTGTGTATAACGTACTTCTGGATCACGCGCAAGATTTCCCAATAATTGAACACTATTCATAATATAATTCCCTTTCTATTTTCTAATTCTATATGGCAAATTCGCTCATTTTGCCCTGTCTACTGTTTCGCCCTTATGATTTATCATTGACGGCTCAAAAATTCCATACAACGCATTTAAACGATTTTTCCCATTTGAAATAATTCATCTAGTGTTAAATGTGTTTGTAATTCGTTGTTAATGTTTTCTTGAATTGCCAGCATTTCGGATAATCTGAATTCAAATTCACCGCGTTCATGCTTCTTGTATGTTTCCGGTGATACGCCGGCAATCTCTGCCATTTCCGGCTGGGTATACCCTAATAACCGTCTACATTCGATTAACTTCGGGAATAGATTATGTTTAACGTTCATTCCAGCACCCCCATAATTAACTTTTTCCCTTCTTCGGAAATATCGGCATCTTTAACAAGGCTTTTAAGGTCTACCGCATCGAATTTTTCAACCTCTACCAAATGCCCGTTATCTAGCATCTTAATTTCTGTTTTCTGTGGCATGTTTAGTTCTGCACGTTTTCGCGCTTCCATTAATAGGCCATTACTTTTGATGCTTTCCGCTATTTCCATGTTTCTTTGTTCGCGTGCTGCCAGTTGCTCATATGCCTTACAGAATTGGCTCATGGCTGCGCTTTCGTTATAACTTTGGCTATTGCGTGGATCAAAGAAACGCCAGATTGTTTTAGCGGCCAACCGTGTAATGCCTTCCAATTCATCAAGGCCTTTTTCATAACCTACGCTGCTTGCTTTCTTCCGCACTACTTCCCATGCATCTTGCGCTATTAAGTGCTCATTTTTCCCGTTTACATATCCGGAAATTTCCGCCGCCTTCTTGCGAATGGTTGCAACGGCTGGAACGAATTCACATGTATTAATGCATTGCTTGATTGCTTCCGCCAATGTTACGGGGTTTATATCCTCTAACATGTAGGCGTACATTTTAACTTTTGCACTATCGAATTTGTCATATATCAATAGTTGGCCCGTAGCCTTCAATGTTTCCGGCTTCATGTGTTCCCCCTTCCACCGCATCAATTAACGCGTTTAATTCTGCAACCTTTCTTTCTGTATCCGTCATGGCTGCCATTTCATTTGAATTAAGATATGTATCAAAATGACTTGGCGCAAATAACGTTTTTGGCGTTAAATACTTTTCTAGCTTTGTACCTTTCCATTCACGGCATTTTTTATCAATCACCGTTTTAAAATCATCAACGGTATAACCTTCTTTCAAGCGTGATCTAATCGCTTGAATATAAGGCTTAGTTGTAGCCTTGAATTTACTACCCGTTTTTATGTTCAAGTATTCTATAATTTCAATATGAGATTTATCCACATCGTCATGTGTAACATGACATAATGTATCTATACTAACCTTACCTATCCTATCCTTACCTATCCTATCCTTACCTATCCTATCCTTACCTATGGATACAGTTTGTATACATTCTGTATCCATTCTGGATACATCACTCTTTAACGTGTACGTTTTATCCTTTTGGATATTGAGTAAATCACGTTCTGGCAAGGTGCTTGGCTTGTATCTATCGTTCTGAATGTAGTTGTGAATTTTCCAATCTTTGATAACTACAACACCACTTTCAAACGGTATAACAAACTGTTTTGCAGTAAGTACTTTCATATCATCAGCTTTTGCGCCAATCATTCGCATAATTGACTTCGGAGCGTTTATAAAGCCGTCATCGTCCGCATCTAGCAGCATATGAAAGTATAGGTTTTGTGTTGTCGCCGGCATGTCTAGGAATGTATCGGATTTGATAATAGATTTTGACATCATTCTTCGTTCTGCCATTGTATTTTTGAATTCCTTTCTTTTAATGCTTCCCTAATTTGCTTGGCATCTACGCCATGTGCTTTTGTATGGCAATCTCTACAAAGGCAAGCCAGATTACTGAGATTTGATAAACCGCCTTGACTTCTGAAAGTAATATGATGTACTTCCGTAGCCATTGCGCCACATAGCACGCATAAACCCTCATCGCGTTCATACGCCCATTTTCTGGTGCGGGCATATAGAACGTTATCAAGTTTCTTTCTCTTGTTCATTGTTCCCCCATTCATTTATTAATGAGTTGATATAATCATTGTTTTCTAAAGGTATGTTTAATTGGTTGCACTCATCAACTAATGCATCAATCAAACGCCGCATTTCATCTACTGTGTAAACGCTGCTACCATGATAGGCGCGAACGATTGCGTAACCTTCCGTTTTAGCTGGGCCGGCATCTTCTGCGTGCCAGCCTAACCCGTGGCCGTGCCAAATTTCAATAAATCGGCCTACGGCATCGTTTTTAATTGGTAGGTAGGTAAATGTACCAGCTTCTTGAATAACGCGCTTATACACGTCATTTTTTGAAATATATGCGTTCTTTGAAAGTTCATGCGCTATCTTATCGCATAGAACCCATGCATAAGCGTTAGCATTTAACGAACGGCGTTTTACCTTTTTATGAATTTCAACAATATATTCAACGTTAGGGTCTAATTTACTCAACATTTCATCTATAGGGGCCGGAATTAATACGTTCCAGCCAATAGATTTGATTAAGTTAATACCCTTTGTTACCCATTTCATTAAATGCGGTCTCCAGCATCTTCATGCAGTAATGTTTGTTCGTCATTGTCGTATAGGGTAAAGCCTTTGTTTTCCTCTTGTACCCCATAGCCTTTTAACCATTCAAGCGCCGCTACCATTTCAAACTCATCAAGTAGTGCAAGGCGTGGTTTTTTGTATGTTCCGGCAATATACTTTGTGATTTCTGCCGGCGGTACTTTTTTAGACTTTTGCAACGCTACAAATTCATCGTATCCTTTAACGTGCGTTTCTTTTGGTTTAGTTGCTGCCGCTGGTGCTGCATTGCCGCCCATTGTATAGCGAATACTTCCCTTGCTATCGACTATGGTTAATTTACTGATATTACGATTTTCGTCATATTCAATTTCTTTAACCGTAAATTTTGCGTATGATTTAGGTTTTCCGTCTTTACCCGGTTTCCATTCGCCGTTTTGTAGGTTTATATAAATGAATGGCGCGGAGTATAATTCCCTACCGATACCCCAGTTAAAACAAGCACGCTTAAAACTGTCAGATGCTTGGCCTTTTTCCTTTTCCGTGTTGCTTTCTGTGCCTACATCGGACTTTCCAACCCATTCGCCAGTTTGTTCGTTAAAGATTGAAACTGTGCAATATAATCTATCGCCAATGATCGTATGTTCCCGTTTCCAATTTAATGCCCCTACAACTTCATCAAGCAGCCGCATGTCAACGCGTGCATCTTTATATAGCAGCACTACTGCGCCTACGTTTCCATTCTTTTCGTTTAGTGATTGAATACGGCAATCTATTTCATTCGCTTTTAGTGTTCTAAATTCCATGTTTCACCGCCTATTTAATATAGAAATTCATGTTTGTTCTAATTTCTGCACCTTCCACCACTTCACAAGCTTTAATCGCTTTTTTAATGGCAGTTTTATCGGCTTTAATTTCAACCTTTATAAAGTCCGCTGGAATTACATCAAGGTTGATAATTTCAACACTTTCTGATTTTCTATAACCAGCTTTAAAGGTGCCAACTTCTAATTTTTCAATGCCTTTTTGTTTCATAGAATATTCGATATTGTTTTTTAAGGTTTCAATAGTGCTTTCTTTTGATTTTTTTACTTTGTTCAATCTATCAATTTCTGCCTTAATACCTTGAATATCGGCTTCAACATTAACCATGTATTTAGCCGTGTTTTCGATTTTTTCCTCAATGGATAAATCAAGCATTTCCAATGTGTTTTGGATTGCTTCGATTTCTTCCGGCGTTTCGGCTGCTTCAAGCATTGCGGATAGTTCCGCATAATCTTTGTTTAATGTATAAATGCTACTCATTTTTATTTATTCCCTTTCAAGAACGCAATAATTTCCGCTATGTCATTATTCGTTATAGTTGAACCCATTAAAGAACGATGTTCTCCCATAGTTATATAAATTATTTTGCCTTCATATATTGCGTATACATCATAAGTAAAAAGCGTTTCTTCACCTTTTTCATCGATTTTTATAACGCTAAAACCGATAGAAATTTCTTTATCTGCTATTTTTTCACATAGTTCTGTGAACATTGCCGAAACTTCGGCTATTTGTTTTTTATTTAATTGCCAGTCAAAGTCCATTTTTTACACCTTGCCACCTTAACGCGCATATGATATTATGCGGTTAAGATGCTTTAATAACTCACTTTTCGCATCTGCCCTTTAGTAATTGCCGTTACTATTGGGCCTTTTTTAATTTATCAATATAGATGCCACTATATAGCAGCGTTACACCTAATAGGCCTTGCAACATTGCTTCATAAAATGTTAATACGTCAATCTCTAATGATCCCGGCGTACCTAACAACAATACAAAACCTACAATTTTCATAATGCTAGTCATTGACAAATTCCCCCGTAATCGCCAGTACATCGCTGGTGATTTTTTTTATACTGTTTTTTAGTTTTGCGTTTTCTTTCGCCAATTCTTCGTTTTCTGCTTTTAATGCCCGGTAATTAACCGCGTTTACCTCGGTTTCTAGGCCGGCGATACTTTGTATTTCAACTGCCGAAAACAAACAACCCGGTAATTTTGTTAGCTGGTGAATTGTTCCAGCGTTTCGCAAGTTGTATACCGATGATTTAGAAATGCCTAAAACTTCGGCCACTTCTTCCACGGTATACGTTAGTTTCATTTCGTAACCCCTTTCATCAATTCAGATAAACCACAATTAAAGAAGTGCGCAACCTTTACAAGGCTACTAATACTTGGCGATTGTTCGCCGCTTTTCCAGCGTGATATAACGCTTTCACTAATTCCAGTTTCTTTAGATAACTTATAGGCGGTAACGCCTTGTTTATCCATTAACTGGAAAATGTTTTTTACTGTTGTTTTTATGGTTTACACCCCCTTATTTAAAATGTTATACTTGCGTTATGGCAAGTAATAAATATTTCACCTTTCACCACTTGCTATAACACGATTGTTTATAAGATTGCTTGCGTTTTCGCAACTACCTTATGGCTTTATTATACGTGCGTTAACGCAAGTAGTCCAATAAACATTTCGTAAATTTTATAAATTTTTATTTATAGTTTGCGGAGGTTAAACATGTTTTACCAAAAATTCTGCGATGCAATGCGAAAAACTGGCGTTTCCATGTATCAAGTTTCAAAGGAAACTGGCATTGCTCAAAGTACTATTTCACGTTGGAAAAACCAAAATTCTATACCCAGTTTAAAAACAGTTAAGATTTTGGCTGATTATTTCAACGTGCCAACCTCTTATTTTAC